TTCTCAAGTACAGCACCAGCCTTGACAAGCTGATATGGCAATACTTGATATGATCCATTATACAGCCCATTATTAACAGCATCCCAAGCATATCCACTCACATCTGATATCCAAGTTGCTATAAGCGTATCCCCTGAAGCCTCAAGCCTGATATACCAAGTTCCATCTGTTGGCGTACCACTTATCACATAATCCTCAGTGTCAACCCTGTACAGATACCCACCATGCGATAGGTACGTACCCAAGGCCAGAGCTGGTATAGTGGTACTATTCTCCCACTCCGTCAGCGCCATACTAGGCCCTGCAAGCTGTCTTGTAAATCCTGCTATATGTGCATTCTGAGCGTCATAATCCCCTATATTTTCCGGTGGTGTTACAAATTGTGCTACTTTACTTATACTCATATATTACCTCGCCTCCCTTATTCCAATGTCAAAATCATATTCATGCCCATTCTTTTTAGGTTCCCATGGTGCTGTCAGTACAGCATACAGTGGTTCCATAAAGTCATGGTTCTCTTCGAACGGGTCTACCCATACATGATAACCCACGCCAGCCGTTTTGTATATGTTTTTATAGGTATTCATATCTGCCCTGCTTACTGCCCTTATAGTCCACTCGTGCTTTCGCATGGGCTCGATATACTGTTGGAGAACTTGGCCACCCTCTGCTTCTGATACAAGGCTAACATCCTTGTACTCTTCCTTCCACGTATTTATTGGGTCCGGCAGAGTGAGACTATCACCTATGCCAAGGCCACCGAGATAGAACCCAGAAGGTCCCTCAATATCAATAATCACCGTCTTGATCTGCATCACTGGGAAGTGCCACCCTACAGGGTCATAGACATGGTTGCTCAACCGGTCATAGTAGCCATAGTACTCAGTATCCCAGCCATAATAATGCTCGATCGGATAGCCATAATAGTGGCCAACATCTCCATCCTCAAAGTAGATATAATCCAATATATCATCTGCATCATTCTTAAATGTCACGCTCATCTTGGTGAGGTTAGTATATCCCCAGAAGAAGGATGACACTGGTTTCTCAGCATCAAATACCAAAGTAATGGTATCTGTTATCGCTGTGCTCTGATATCTCTTTCTCAAGTATGGACTCTTGAGATTAGCTACAGGATAGTTACTTGAGCTGTTTATTGTTGTTATATCAGCATCAAGTACCTGGTTATCAAATAATATCTTCATAAGCAAAAACCTGCCTTTGTATCAAATAATATTTTCATCTTGTCAACCTCACTCGACCGTCATTGAATTCTTTCGCTATTACAGTTGCAAGTTCTTTCCCATCAACTTCGATAGTGGTTTTTATATTGATATTTCTATTCCCTCCAAGCGCATCATTAATTCTCTCTGCAATCTTATCAGCAAAGTCATTCATGAATGGCATACCACTCTCACCTGCATTGAATGATATCTCTGGGAATCCATTCTCGGCTTGTGTTGTCTGAACTCCACCTGCCTGTGGTAGTATAACTCCACCTGTGGCTAGTTTTGGTGCTGGTGGTTCTGAGGCTATGACTGCAGCAACTTGCAATCCACCAATTGTCGTCGCAAGCGCTCCCATAGCAAGTCCTAACGGTAAGAATGGTTTTGTCATAAATCCATTCAATATTGCTTGTGCTGCGCTTGCGGTTGCTGATGCGATATTCAATTTCCAGGATATCATAGCTGATTCATATTCAAGTTTTGCCTTCTTCTTAGCATACTTCTCTTCAATAATAGCCTTTTCAACTATAGCCTGTTTCTCTGCTTCATCCTTATCAAGAGTAGATTGCAGTTCATCCTTATCATTTTTGAGCTTATTAGCTGAGGCGATATCACCGGCATTTGTTGCAGCATCAATCCTATCTTGGATAGCCTTTAGTTGTTTCTTGTTGCTATCCTGTACATCTTCAAGCTCAGTCTGTGCTTTCTCTGTAGCACTCTCTTCGGCTAGACCAGCCGCCTCAAGCTCTGCCCTCATAGCCGCATCAATGCCATCAATCTTGTTATCATAGATGACAGAGAAGAGATTGCTCATAGCACCAAGAGCGCTACCTATTTCTGATATAACAGCCTTGGCATTATCAGCAAATGTCTCCCACTTCGTCTTATCTTTAAGAGCGTCGTAATATTCGTTGATAGCAATTATCAGATCTTCTGCATCGTGAATGGCCATTTTTGTAAAATCGTGAGAAGCAAGCTCCCTTCTTTTTTCTATATCTATCATTTCGAGAGATGTCTTACCAATATCTTCAAGTTTATTCTGATATCCCTCAAGGCTAGAAGCGAGGGATGAATTGGCTTGTGCTAGATCATCTGTAGAATCCGTTGCATTATCTATAGATTCTACTTCATCATCAAAAGACCCTCCTAACGCTATAACCTTTGCTTTCAAATCTTGAACTTCTCTAGATGCAGGGATAAACCCTTGTGATATGAGGTCTTGGATAGCACCTTTATAAGCAAGTATCTTCTGTGATGTAGCATCATAACTATCAGCATGAGTAGCTTCGATTGCATTTATTTCTCTAATTCTAGTAGTTAAATCATCGAGCGTCCCTTTTGCTGATTCTTGTGCTTCTGTACTTTTCTTTGTGGCTTCTGTGCCATCTTCTGTAGCCTTTGTATTCTTACCAAGAAGCTCATTTTCTATTTCTAGAAGTCCAGCAAGTACCTTTCGCTTTGTCGATTCATTAGTAATTGCATTAGCTGTTGCCCTAATTGTATCAATATTATCAAGTGTAATATCATTGTATTGACTTAAGAACTTTGATGCATCTTCCGTTGCTTTATTCTCTGCTTTAACAGCATCGACATTATCTAATACTACTTGTTTCAATTCAGGATATGCTTGTAAAATCTGCTCTGTTGCTAATTCATTATCAATGTAACTTTGAGTAAGGGTATTTACAAATTGGGCTTCTGTGGATTCTGCTTGGGTTAGTTTTGATGTGGCTTCGTTCAGGTCTTCTGCTGCCTTTTTCCTTTTCCATAACTTCCCTTCGTATACAGAGGACGCAGTTACCAATTTCCCATTTACTCGAATCATTTCTTTTTGAGATAATATACTTCTGCGTTCAGCTTGAGTTTTTATGTTCAACTCATCAGCAGTATGGCCAGTTCCCTCTGCCAAATCAGTTAATTCTAAGTCATACTCTTCAATCAATTTTGTTGATTTCTCTATTGTGCTACCATAATCATCAATCTGCTTATTACTCTCGCTATAAGCTTTTCCAAGTTGTTGTAAAGCTAAATCTCTAGTTGCTTTTGATTGGCTCACCATCGCTTGAGTTAACGCATCGGTCTTTCCAGCAGATTCATCTAATATTGTATTATACTCTTTGTTCGCTTGTTTAAGGTCGTCAAGCTTTCCTTCAAGTGTGCCTGCGACAATGCCACTCCCTGACAGCTTTGTGATAAATGTCGTAACAGCATCAATAGCATTTCTTATTGCTGGCGTGAATCCTGTTATAAATTTTATCTTAGCGCTCTCTGTTGCACTCTTGAGCCTATCCATTGATCCTTTCAATGTATCATTCTGGATTGCATACATTTCAGCTGCCGCATTAGTATCAGTTATAGCTTCGGTATAATCCTCTATTCCCTCTCTACCTGCACTCATAAGAGCCAGTATCTGGCCTCCTGCTTCCTGTCCAAAGGCTCCCATTACCTCACCTGTTGATAGGCCGGCTTCTGAGAGCGTGCCAAATACATTGGCAAGGGAATTTGATGATGTGTCAATATCTTCAAAAGATAGCCCAAGAGCAACTAGCTTTTTTGTAGTTGGATCTGTCTCTGCTGCGAGCTTGCCTAATATTGCTTTTAATGCAGTACCTGCCTGCTCCCCACGATATCCTGCATCATAGAGCGCTTCAAGCGATCCTACGGTCTCCTCAAGGCTTACTCCAAGAGCTGAGGCAACAGGGCCGACCTGCGTCATGGAGCTTGTCAGCTTACCCATGTTTGCCATCGAGTTGCCGATAGCGGCCGCAAAGACGTTGGAGACCCTAGTAGATTCTGATGCGTCAAGATTGTATTGCCTAAGAGTGGCCACCATTGATGCGCTTGTTGTAGCGAGGTCGCTCTGGGTTGATCCTGCAAGCATGAGCACACCATCAAGAGCTTTCACACTCTCTGTTGCGCTCATACCAGCAGAGGCCAAACTATATAAAGCGTCTGCTGCCTGGCTTGCTGTAAATCTTGTTGTCTCACCAGCTTCCATTGCAGCATTATTTAATGCTTGAAATTCAGCCTCAGTACTTTTTGAAACTGATGCAACATTGGCCATGCTCTGTTCAAACGTCCCTGCGATATCGATAGCACCCTTGATAGCCATCGTTATTGCAGCAAAGGCGGCTACTCCTGCGAGTTTGGCTATATTAAAGCCTTTAGAGAGTGACTTACTAGAGGTATTTGATACCTCTTTACTCTTATTTCCAATCTGGTCAAGTTTTGTTTTTACCGATTGAACATCGCCATTGAGCTTGTCGAGTTTTATACGTACTTCAGAATATATTGAACCAGCATCAATTGCCATTATTTGTTATCCTTTTTACGCTCCGCATAGGTCATCCAAGCACGTCGATTGAAATCCTCTTTCTGGAATGCGTTTAGATTCCCATCAAAATGGTCTGACGGATTATCATGTCCCAACTTTGCAGATATGGAAGCATTATATAAGTATTCATCTGTCACCAATTTTATATCACTCTTATCTACACCAAGCGCATAGGATGTAATATATGACAGGAAGTCATCAGGTAGCACGAGATTCATACTGATACGCTTCACAACAAGATCATTCTCAAGCTCTGTCTTTTTAGGTCCATTAGGTAATGATGCAATTAACTTCACGACCTCTTTAATCTCAGCATGTATCGCATCTATCTTTTCCTTGCCACTACCACATATATCAAATATCTCATCATATGTTGGGCTCACGAGAGATATCTTTGCTATCTTGTGCATCATCAATGAGTAATCATATATCTCACGTAATGATGGCTTTTTCTTCATGCGTATCTTATCTTGAAATGTCTCAATCAATGACATATCAGTTCCACCACATGAGTATGCCTGAGCCTGTGTTATCTCACGTAGAGTGACTGATATCATCCTACCGTTAAATGGTACGACGATAAGAGGATATTGGATATCCTTAATTTCTTGCAAGGTGACTTGTTTCATAGCAGTACCTTTTACAATGGGGGCTTTCGCCCCCACTATGTTATATTGAATCGACTTTCAAAGCATTGAACTCATTTACGCTCAACTCATATCTAATCCATGCAGGCATGAGAACTTTAGTTGTAGCATCACGATGAGTCATCCCCTCAAGATTATATGTGCTATCTGCAAATGCTCTTTCGTGGGTTGCGTCTCCGCCCAAGCCTTTACAATATGGGTACACAACTTGTCTGTAACCAACCAATTCTGATTCTCGATTCTCGCCCTGGAGATACTTTCGATAAAACAATTCGATACCAATCATAGGACGTTTTGTTTCAGCTGTAGGGCTTGATATCCCACCACTTGCATTGATGATAAGTCCTTCACATAATGCGAATATTTCCCAATCTTCGGCGGTATCTACGACAGGAGCAGTGAAGCCCTTATAGTAGCCATCGGTTACGACTGTGGTATCAACACCCCATGCGTCAGTAGTTGCGATGGTCTCACCTGCTTTACGCACAGCAGTCTCAGTCATGCTTCTAACAGTATCGCTCTTGAGATACTTGACCCCAAAACCTTGCCCGATCATACATAACTCTGCGAGCTCACCATATACTTGTAATACAAGACCTGTTGCGGCATTATCATCAGCAAGAACTAATCTCCCACTTGTTGCATGATCCTCTGCCGTAATTTCAACAGCAGGGTCCTCAGCTGCAAAAGCGGTTGTGAGTGCTGTCACAATCTCTGCAACAGTTACCGCTGTCTGGATAGCTGCTGCAGTGAGATCTACCTCTACAGTGATCGCATCTGCATCGTCAATCTTAACAGTAATTGGTACCGCTCCTATCGTATCCACCCCACCGAAATTGAAGGGTCCTTTTCCACCAACGATATTATCGTTTGATGGTAATGTATTATCATCATTAAGTGCGAAAAAACGCACCCAATCCAATCCGTAACCGTAAATCGCACTTTGTTTATCAGCCATAATTTGCTCCTCTTAATATAATATTCCTGCGACCAGGAATTGTCTTTCCATAGAAATGGTGTTGTCGTCATTCTCTGTGACAATCCCCGACCATTCGTCCAATAAATCAATTTTTTGATAATTCCCATGCCTCTCTGTTGCTGTAAATCCATCTAGCAAATCAGGCACGTTTTTCTTCATATAATCCTCAAGAAATAATACTTGTCCTGGGGAGTAATGTCCTATAATTCTATACACAGTACCTCTTCCAATAGGGTCTTTCTCCATCTTCACGACAAGATACGGAGGGGCAGGCAATGATGATGACCCAAACGGTACCACATTATTCACGAGTCCTGTTTTTAATTGTTCAACAATTTTACTTATCATGATGCACCATATAACTTTTTCAAATCTGCTTGAAATAATGGAAGCATTTCATTGATAACAGGACGTATTGCTTCATTCCGCCTGTCATTTTCTAGCTCAAGACTTATCCCATATTGCTGAGTATGTGCCAAGAAAAATCCCACCACGTCACCGTCTTTGAAGGCCTTGCTGAATACTGTATCCTTTGCAATTCCAGTTCTGTTTTGCCAAAACTCATTATTCATCTGTCTAACTTGAAAAGATTGAAGAGCCTTGGCAGAGTATAAAAGACAGAGAGCATACACTTGTACACGCCTTCTCTCATATATACTCGCTATATTTCTACCAACATTATGTGCGGTTGCCATCTGCTATTAACTCCCCTGTGATAATATTCAACAAGTCTAATGATTCTTGAAATGTTAAATACTCTTTCTCGAAATACGGATTAATGATATATGCATCAGTCCTTTGAGGCTTATCATCGGGTCCCTCATCAGAGGCACTCATTGGTATTTTCATAAGAATAAAACTCCTTGTCTTATTTCACTCATTGGTATTTTCATACAGCCTCCTTCAATGGTGCTTGATACCCGATAATCTTACCACTCATGGTAAGTGGGTCGACTACGCCTACTGCGTATTTCTTGTCTCTCCATGAAAAAGTCTCGCCCTCATTGATACCGCCCTTATAGTCCATAATTATGAACCGATATAGATTTGATGTAAACCCTGCTGGGCTTGACTCTAGGCTAGATGGACCCTTTTTATCATGACTTAATCTCACATTATATACGTATGGCATTGAATCACCATAAGGATCTTCAATCATATTTCCAAAGCCATCATTAATAATTGGTTTTCTCATTATCGTTATTTTTGATTTGTCAAGTTTTATTTGTGCTAATATTGATAATCTTGCTTGTGAAACCATTCCTCTGCTCATAAGTTTCCACCACCAATAATGGGTTGAATAGATTGACCCATTCTGCCTGAGTTATTCCCATTCGTACTAGCTACCTTCTCCTTGCAGTCATTCTCAAGATTCTTGTAGTACTGATACTTTTCAGCAAGGGAGATGAACTCTGTGCTGTCTGCTCCTGCAGAGAGCTTCTTGATGGAGAGTTGGCTTCCTAGTTGTTGTCTAATCTTGGAATAGCTATAGCACTGGGCCTTATCTATCCCATATGTGGTGATCAAGGCATCAAGCGCCCCATCAGATATGATGAGATCTATTCTCTCTCCATCGCTATCTAGGTATGTGTTATCAGCTACCCTATAGGCAGTCTGCTCATCAGGGCTTGAAGGTAGGCTAACAACACTCACTATCTCAATGAAACCGGCTGGGTCTGCTATGCGTTCTCTGATATCAATAATACTCTCTATATTCATATTCTTATTATCAGTCATAAATCCTCTTATGTCAATGTTGTGCTTGACATAATCTTAATCTTAGGTGTATCATTACTTATCTAGTTCTTTATTTCATCTCATACCTCCTTTCCCCCTGTTCATCGCAGGGGGTTTTTTTGTGCATAAAAATAAAACATACATTATCAAATTCTTTTTTTTGCATAAAAAAAGAGGAGCAACTTAATGCTCCTCGTATAATCTCGTAAATCTTGCTTAACTTTCGGTAGGTAGTGTAATCTCGATGATTGCTCCGTATCCAGCGCCAACGGAAGTCGAAGGGAAAGATGATCCCAAGAAAACCTTGGTATACTCACCCTGGACACCATACCAAGCACGTTCCTCTGTAGAAAGTTGGAGAACTGATCCTCGGCCTGTTTCCATAGTCAGAGGTCGCTTGTTCCCAACCCAGAGATATTCTTTAGGTACGAATAGGTAAGCCTTTCCAGCAGTTACGCCAGGGAAGGAGAGAGTCTCTTTCCCCCAAGTAAAGCCATCAGTAATACCACGATCATACTCAACGATACTAGCGATAGGCAGAGCCTGGCGGTTATTACCACGAGCACCTGCGGCACCATTAAGATCAAGCTGGCCATTGACGACACGCTCGATATCCCATGTATTTGCGCTATTACACAAGAGCATCATGGAAGGTACAGAGATAGGTCTATCTGTTTGAATATCTTTGAGACCTTTCAATTTCTTGACTGCCTTTCTCAAAGTTGTATACATTTTCTCGTCAAAGGTTGTGCTCGCTGTAGCATCGGCTGCTTGGCTTTGAGTCGCAACATAGGTTGCCCCAACGATCATCCCCACAGTCTTACTATTACGTGCATCGGTGTGAGCATCAACAACAGCTTCCAAAACCTTCTGCATATTGTGCAAGGTGTTGTAAAGCATATTCTTAATGCTATCTTTCCAACCAAGAGCCAAGATTTCCATAGGGAATGTATCCACATTGGCAAGATTCTGTTCGATGAGGGGGACACTGTCATTAGTCCCACTAATCTTCATAAACTTACCACGATATTTCATGATGTCTCTGAGGGTTACATTCTCAGGGAAGTCAAAGTTAGTAATCTCGGTTGCTATCATGCTAGTCAAGTCAGGTGATTCCTGAGCACGTCTAGTCATGTCGATAAAGATCTTCGACACGAGAGCAGCGAGGGTCTCAGCATCAGGAGCTTGTGCAGCATTCTCGGCAACGAACTTCTTCTGTAGAACTTTGATTTCATCCCAGAGTTTGACATTACCAGCAGAGCCAACCCAGTGATTATTGGTCATTTCAACAATTGCTTGATTCAAGACAGTTGGGTTTGCGGCAGTAAGGTTCTCAGTGGCGTTTCCACTAAATACTACTGCATGAGTAGCAGTTTTATTTTTGAGACGCTCTTCGATGAGTGCGTCACGATTCATAATTTTAATAGGCATAGTTTTTCCCCTTCCTTATGCGATATAACCGGTAAGGGTTACAACGATATCACTTCCGCCAGTGGCAAAAGCGCCATCAGCCAAGATTACCAAACCATTAGCGGCGGTAAATCCAGTACCCAGAGAAACAGCAACGCCAAGAGTAACCCCAGTAGCAAGCAGATCAAGCAGAGCCTGTGAGGTAAGTTGGGCCTTAGCAAGAGTGATGCCAACAACATTGCTGTCATCCTGAATAGTTACAATAGTTCCTTCACCTTCCCATGCGACAACACCATTGACCTTAGCCAAGAAGCTGGTGATGTAGGCAGTCTTGCCGGCACCGACTTCTGCAGCAGTCAGGATATCCACAGGAGTGGCGGCAGCAACACTGGTCAAGGTTGCTACTTTTCTGAAAGGTTTCCCAGAGAGTTCGGTAACAGCGGTGATCAATGCAACAAGGCTTGCAGTGACTACAACAGCATAGCGCTCTTTCTCGAAGAGGATCACGCCATCAGAGTCTTTGACAGTCAGCAGGTGACCTACAAGATAGTAGTCAACAGTGAGAGTATCACTGAACTTGCCGGTTGCTGTGTCAAAATAGACCTTCTGACCTATGGTAGCGAAAGTATCCTCTGTATCTGTCAGGTTACTAGATTGTACCTGAATCCCTTCCTCAACGTGAAATGAACCGACTGCACCGCTGGCAATCACTTCATCCGCAACAGCGGCGAAAGGCCCGACAACAGCAAATTCATACTGTGCGAGTTCAGCCCCGGTGTCATTCTTGATGCGAACATGGTCGCATTTTTCTTTTTCAATATAAACTGTCGCCATTTTAGTACCTCTCTACTTTGATTGCATTTTTATCTTCAGTTGGCTTTTTGTCAAGCTCAACAGATCCAATTATATTCTCAGAGCTATCTGTGTCCGCTTTTTTGCCAGCAAGCAAGACAGCGATAGGATCCCTTCGGATTTCATCAACAGTCTTACCGGCTAGGGTAAGCTCGTCAGCTCTAATCCTTAGCAGGTTAGCAGGATCTTCCTTCCCAAACACTTTTTCAAGTTCTGCATCTTGGATGGTTTTTTTGCTAGCATCAACAGCCTCTTGGAGATCTTTGATTTGAGTAGCCGGGTCTGTGATCCCTAAGGCATTTAGAGCCTCAAGTTTTGCAAGCTGCTCTCCAGTGATCAATTTACCCTTGGCGTCATAGGCATCTACGACCTGCTCAAAGGTAAATTCCTTTTTCAATTCTTCTTTTGTAATAGGCATAATTTTTTCCTCTTCCTTTGGTTTTGGAGTACCCGAATAAAAAGCCACTCGATTAAATGACTCATGAAAATTATTTTTAGCAAAGGTCAAAACATTTTGCTTGTTATCCTGAGCCTTGCCTGTTTCAACATATGATGTAGCAAATCCATTATCTAGGATTTCTTTTCCGTAGTACCAAGATTCTGCACTCATAAGAGCCAAGACATCCTCAACAGATTTCCCACTAGATTTTGATAGACGATTTGCAATATGTTTGCTCAAGCTCTCTAATGAGTCAGCTTCTTTGCGAAGCACAAGATAATCACCATATGCGATATTACTCGCATTGTGAATCATATATATACTAATATCCTGTGCTTCTATCTCATCAAAAGCAGAGGCGATATAAGAACCAATTGAGGCAACTAGCCCACCCATGATTACTTTTGTCTTACCTGTATAATTTGCTATGAGGTTGTAAATCTCAACGCCTTCGTAGACATTGCCACCCATAGTGTTGAGATGGACAGTTATATCCTCACCGTTCGCTTCATTGAGAAGTTGAGATACTCTTGAGTTGTCAAATTCTTCACTCCCAACGTATCCTGATAGCCTAATAATCTTCATATACTTATTTTCCTCCTAAAATGTTAATTTGTCAAGCCCCATCGTAATAGTTTAATTTCCAATCGTCAAGATATTCAACTGACTCGCCATTTCCCCATCGTTTTAGGTCGTCAACAAATGTATCGTTGTCCATGAGACGTGGTACGAGGTAGCAACCACAATTTGCGTGAGGCTGTATCGGCACATCATCAGCCTTATACGGTGAGCCATGCGCATAGTCAGGGCAGGCACAAGACCAGTCAGCACGGCCGGCTTGCATGATCCAGTCATAGGCATCAAGCGCAGCAGGATTCATTTTGCCGGATTCTACACCGGCTTCCTTGAGACTCATATAGAGTTCAGAGCGTACTATCCTGAGTGCTCGGTAGTCTACATTTTGAGGTATCCTAGCGAAGTACTCTTTCGTACCAGCTTCAAGCTTGCCATATCTCTTTGCAAGGATCTTCTTCCCACCTACAAGATACTCTTCCATATCCTTGGCAATCTTTACAGGGTCCCTACCCTGGGCAAGGCCTGAGGTAAGGACTCTTCTCATATCAGTATCATATGATTGACCGATCTTCCAAACTCGCTCGCTGAAGGTATAACCATCAGAAAATATTCTGTGCGTGGTGTTGTATAAGAGCTTCTCGTTTACCTGTACCATCATATTCTTAATCACTACCTTGTCGAGACCAATCTTTGCTTTATTTAGGCTAGATACAAGATATTCCTCATCAATGGCAGTTATCCTGCTGGATATATTCTTAACACCAATAGGCACACTGGACTCAAGAGCTTCTGTTACGAGCCTTGACCCTTCTTTGAGTTGCGTGTTGATATTCTTGAGCGAGTCTATAGTGATAGAAGACACACCGGACAACTCAGCTTTCCTCACCTGCTCGGCTACTTGGATGGTGGCTGTTTTATATGCTTGCCTTACCTCGATCATTGTCGATCTCGTCAGGCGAGGGGCAGACTTACGAGTTGCTCGGTATGCAGTTTGATATTCTTGCTTAGTCATTCATCAAATCCATCAAGATCCATAGCATTGAGATAACTCTCATCCTTGAACTGCTTATGCTTGGCCATGAAGGATATCTCCTCAATAAAATCTTCCAATGTCTCGGTTGTTGCCTCTGGATAGAGATTATCCCAGAGTCTATAGAGCTGGGCTTTGGTCATGCCTGCGCTCTCTACCAGTTTGGATACACCCTCTGCGAAGTTCTTGAATACCTCTGCCTTTGTTGCTGCACTTAGTTCATCAAGAGAACCCCAGGTTACTGTGATGGTTCCCAGGTCTGTACGCATGCCTGTTATTCCTAACAGCTTGAGGGAGGCAGTGAATAATCTTGTATACACGTTATTGAGTTGCTCTCTCTTATCCTGCACGAACTGGATCAGCATTCCCATCTGCTCTTCTGCTGATGCATGGTTGCCTGTTGTCTTAACGCCCCAACATATTTCAGGGATACCAGAACCTTCGACAATCTTGAGGAACTTCCTCTTGAGTGCAGACTCGTAGGCTTGATATGCGTTGGTTGGCTCAATTAAGCCTATCTTTTCTTTGCCGTATAAGCTGATAAACAAGTCAGAATTAGCAACGTCGATATCAGATATGGAATCATATCCATTATTTGAAAGATAGGTCTTAACATCGGCAACCTCAAGATTAAGTTTGATATTGAATTTCGCCAATGTTTTGGATTGCATCAAATCAATATCATGATAGTCCTTCATGTCATAGATCACACGTTCATAGTCTGAGTGGCCCCTGACCTCGGTAGCATCGCTATTATTTGCGAAGGGGATAGGAAGCTCCCCTGTGATATTTCGGTATGACTTGCTTTTCAGCTCTGCAGCTACAACATCACCACTCCATACCTCGATGATCTTCTCAGCTGTAAAGGTTCTAGTCCTGCGCACGTTGGCATTCTTGCCTTTCTTGGTTGCTATTGTAAGCTCTTCATCAACATCAAGCTGGACAATACGCTTAGTCTGTATGTCTCTAGTGATATTAATCACACTAGAATCAGGGATGATCTCCCAGTGGAGTTGGTTGTCTTTGCTTGAGAAAAATGGATTGATCCATACAGTTCCATCCCGGTGGCATTCTATGTGAATCTGTTTCATCAAGCTTGAAAACTGATCTGTTATCTGAGTGAGCAGTTCCTGGTCAGATTCATTATCCGATTCAGGTATGGGTAATCCCATGAACCACACAGGTATAGCAATGGGGTTGAAGGCGAGAGCACCTGCAAGCTTCATCCCAGGGTAATTATTATGCCAAAGTCCTTTTGTGAGTTCGGCGTTACATTGCATCTCATCGGTGAAATCAATCCTATTAGGAGTGCGCTTCGCCTGCTTAGTAGGATTAGCTTCTTTTGTACTTGTGAACCATGAAAATATTGACATGTTTATACACCTCTCAATATATTAGTATTGCATTGATTTTGCTTTTTGTCTATCTTTTCTCTCATGTCCACCATTATAGAGCACACTGCACCCTTGGAGCAAGGTGTTTGTATTATCCACCTGAGCCTGCGCCTCACTTTGCAAGGAGGGCAATGATCCCTGATGGACAGCGTACCACAAGGAGTGTGAATATACACACTTGTGCTGGTCTTGCTGTGGTAGACACTTCGGATTATATCATCGAGGTTGTCTATTACTAGCTCTGTTACCTGTTCTATGTTCAATGGCGGTTCCTCCTCGCCCTCATTTGGTTTCTAATCTCATCAGGGAATGCGACACCTGCTCCCTCGTAGTAGCTCAGTAACAAACCATCGGCGTGGTCAGGACTTTTGGAGTTCCTCTTCTTATAATCGTCTTTACTCTCTATTTTGCGCCGGCCTTTGTTATCATAGCTGAACTGCCTACCACTCAGCTCCTCCATAAGCTTTGGATCATCTGGTATACTCACTTCATCAATCGGGAATAAAAACCACAGCTCATCCGCTGTAGAAGTAAACTTATCCTTGTCAGCAGGAGCGCCTCCAAAATTAACCCTAGTCACTTTGGCACCTAGCTCTACAAGGCGATCAGAAACGCCGCCTCCAACTCCTGTATCATCAACAACGATAGGAATAGAAGGATTTCTATTAACCATATCCCATGCCTGGTAAGCTGTAGTCATGGTATCCTGCTTGGAGCTCTCCTTGTGATCAATAACAGCCAAGCCATGCCTTAGATAGAAGGTCGTTTTATCATCACCAAACCTGGCAACGTCCAGGCCGAGTTGCTTCTTCCCCACTGGTTCAACAACCCTCTCCATAGCAGCACGAATCTTCACCCTGGATAAGATAGACCTTTGGCCTTGCTTCCTAGGTAGCCCATTCCATATGTGCTCGGCTTCGTCGGGATCCTCAAGGAAGGATGCCTCCATTTCAGTTTGCAGCTCTTCTGTCCACCAAGGATTGTCGATAGGTCCCGGTTTGAGCCCTACCCTCAAGATATCCTTACGTTTGCTGTTCCATAGCATGGAATCTATGGGATCTGTCTCAGTCTCAGGGTTCCA